AGGACTTCATCGGCAAGTTGATGGCTGAGAGGAAGAAGCCTTGAAGAGCCCCCGCTGCCTGACCATGTCTGCGCCGATGATCCTGGCCTACCAGGAGGGGCGCAAGCGCCAGACGCGGCGGGTGGTGATGCCTCAGCCCGAGGAGATCACCGTCCGGAATATCAGCCAGGGCTGCACCGAGGTGTTCTGGAAGGACGCCAAGCGGCTGTTCTACTCCGGCGGCGGCGGGGACGTATTGCGCTACGCGGTCAACAAGCTCAATCCCTACGGGAGGCCAGGCGACGAGCTGCTTCTGCGCGAGCCGTATGAAGTAACCGTATTCGACCCTGACGATCCCGCCGGCACTCATTTGGTCAGCGGCTACTACCTGGCCGACGGTAAGCCTTTCCTCGATATCTCATTGGCCGCACCCGAATGGGAGAAGCTGTGCGCCCGCAAGCACCCGCTGCGCGCCCAGCCCGGGCGGTTCATGTACCGGTCACTCTGCCGGTACCGGGCGCGCCTGACGCGCGTGCGGGTCGAGCGGGTGCAGGACATCGGCTGCTACGACATTCGGCAAGAGGGCGTGCCCTGTCCTGTGCACACGAAGGGTCAGTGCGTCGATTCCTGCCCGTCGCTTCTTCAGGCGTGGGAGATTCTCTGGGACAGCATCAACGCCAGGCGCGGGTTCGGGTGGGCCACCAATCCGTGGGTCTGGGTGCTGCATTTTGAACCGATGGAGGAGGAGTGACGTGGCAAAGAAGAACAAGCACGGCATGACGCCCGAACAGGAGACAGCGTTCCACGATACGGCCGAGGCGCTGGTGGTGCTCGAGGGCGAGATCGGCGCGGAGGGCGAGGTGGTGGCCGAGAAGAAGAAGGCCTACGATGCGGCCAAAAAGAAGGCCGAGGGCCTGCGCGCCGAGAAGGCCCAGCTGATCAAGCGGCTGATCGACATCAAGGCCGGCCGCTGGCAGGAGGCCATGAACTTTGAGCGGGGCGAGGGCGAAGGCGATGGCTAAGCGCCGGATCACGTACGCCGAGCGGGCCTGCGATGGCTGCGGCAAGACCTACCAGCCTACCGGGGCCAGGCAGCGCAACTGCCCGGAGTGCAAGGGGCGCGTGCGCGAGGGCATCAACGCCAGGCGCAAGGCCCGGCGTGCCTCCACCCGCGCACCGCGGCGCAAGCTGGCCGGCGAGGTCAGGGCCGCGCTGGACACCCTGGTCGACGAGGCTGTCGCTGTGGGCCGCGAGCAGGTCTGCGCCGAGGTGCTCAAGCGCAGCATGCAGATGCGCGAGGCGCTGATCCGCAGCCGCCACGAGAACGCCAAACTGCGCGCCGAATTGGAAGTCCAGACCGTGAGCCAGGACCTGGCGGGGCGGGGATAGGTAGGCGCGATGGGAGTTCTGCGCGTCTTCCCTCGGCGAACCGCCTACACGCCGGCAGGCGGACTCGTGGCCGTAGGCGAGCCCGATCTATTCTTGGCCGAACGTCGCCGGGAGATATCGCCCGTTGATGAAATCCACGTGTCGTGCGTCTTCACGTGGGATCGCGAGCGTTGCGAGCAACTCGCGGAGATATGGTCGCATGCGTTGGGAGCCCCGGCGAGGGTGGGCGGACCGGGGACGTTGGAAGCACCGGGGGAGTTCCAGCCGGGACAGTATGTGAAGCACGGAGTGACCTTCACGTCGCGTGGCTGCCCCAACGCCTGCCCGTGGTGCATGGTCCCCAGCGTAGAGGGCAAGCTGCGCGAACTGGAGATCCAGCAGCCCGGGCACGTCATTCAGGACAACAACCTGCTGGCCTGCTCAAAACGACATATCAAGAACGTGTTTCGGATGCTCGGCACCCAGCGGAAGGCTGCCGAGTTCAAGGGCGGGCTTGAGGTCCAACGCCTGGACGTCTGGCACATCGAGCTTCTGCGGGATCTTCGGGGCAAGGGCAAGCTGCGCGAATTGTGGCTTGCGCAGGACGCCCCGGAAGTCTCGCCTCGACTGCACGGTGTCGTCAGTAAACTACGCACGTTCCTCGCGCGCCAACGCGTGCGATGCTACGTCCTGGTGGGCTACAACGGCGAAACCGTAGCCCACGCCCACAAACGTCTCGATGAAGTCTGGGAAGCCGGTGCCATGCCCTTCGCGCAGTACTACCGCGCACCCACCGAGAGCACGTGGAAGAAGCCCCCCGCGGAATGGCGCAGTCTGATCCGAAATTGGAGTCGCCCGGCGCTGATGGCCGCGGCACATGAGGACGAGGAGTAGGGGGTGGTCGTAGTGGCCGAGCGGATGAGCGGCCTCAAAGCGCCGTTCCCCTGGTTTGGGGGCAAGCGGCGCTGCGCGCACATCGTCTGGCCACGGTTCGGCAACGTGCCCAACTACGTCGAGCCCTTCGCGGGCAGCCTGGCTGTGCTTTTGGCACGGCCGGAGATCTGGCCGGCGAAGAACGAGACGGTCAACGACTTGGACTGCTACCTGGCCAACTTCTGGCGGGCGTCTCTGCATGCCCCTGAGGAGGTTGCCCGCTGCGCGGACTGGCCTGTAAACGAGGCGGACCTGCACGCCCGGCACCAATGGCTGCACGACCAGGCCGGCTTCCGCGAGCGCATGCACAGCGACCCCGACTACTACGACGCCAAGGTCGCCGGCTGGTGGGTTTGGGGCATCTCGGCATGGATTGGTGATTGCTGGTGCCGGGTAGGTCCCCAGTCGGCGCGTCCGCATCTGCACCGAGAGAAGGGAGTGCAGGCCATCGCCAACGGCAAGAGGCCGCTGCTCAAGCAGGGCGGTGCGGGCGTTCACGCGGGGAGGTCACAGGGCAAGAACGGAAAGTGGCGTGCCCGGCCGAATCTGACGCGCGGGAACATGGGCGTGCACAGAAAGCGGCCGGACATTCGCAAAGGAGGGCGGGGCGTCAACCGCCAGATGCCCGACATCAGCGGGAACGATGGCGCGAGCGGTCGGGGCGTCCACGCGAAGTACGTGGCCGGCACCCACCGCAAGCTGCCCGATGTCTCCGGTCATCATGGATGCTCGGGTCGGGGCATTCACGCCGGCTATTGCGAGGCCATCGTGGAGTATTTCTGCGCGCTGGCCCACAGGCTCCGGCGAGTGCGGGTGTGCTGCGGCGACTGGATGCGCGTCCTGGGGCCAAGCCCGACGATCCACATCGGAGTCACGGCCGTGTTCCTTGACCCGCCATACGGCGATGCCGGTCGGGATGTCGTCTACAACCACGACAGCCGGGACATCGCCAGCGACGTGCGCGCGTGGTGTATTGACAACGAAGACGAGCCCAAAGTGCGGATAGCCCTCTGTGGCTACGAGGGCGAGCACGATGAGCTCGAGGCGCGCGGCTGGCAGGTGGTGCCGTGGAAGGCCGGGGGGGGATACGGCGCCCGCAACAGGAAGAACCGGAATTCTCACCGAGAGCGGATCTGGTTCAGCCCGCATTGCCTGCGGCCTGAAGAGGGCCAGGCGCGGCTGTTTGAGGAGGCGTGATGGGCAAGGTCATCCGGGCGGCTGATCTGTTCTGCGGGGCTGGGGGTACTACGACCGGGCTGCTGCAGGCTGCGGCGGGAATGGGCTTCAAGGTGGAAGTGGCGGCGGTCAACCACTGGGAGCGTGCCATCGAGACGCACGCCGCCAATCACCCTTGGGCCGAGCACTTCTGCACGGGGATCGACGAGCTCAAGCCCAGCAAGGCGGTGCCGAGCCGCAAGCTGGACCTGCTGCTGGCCTCGCCAGAGTGCACGCACCACAGCAACGCCCGCGGGGGCAAGCCTCGCGACGAGCAGAGCCGAGCCAGCGCCTGGCACATCCTCCACTGGTGCCAGGAACTCTACGTCCGCAACGTGATCATCGAGAACGTGCCCGAGTTCACTACATGGGGGCCGCTCGACTCGCGGGGCAAACCGCTCAAGAGCCGACGGGGGGATACGTTCCAGAGCTTCATCCGCGCCATGGAGAGCCTGAACTATCGCGTGGAGTGGAAGACGCTGACCGCGGCGAACTACGGCGACCCGACGACCAGGAGGCGCTTCTTCCTGCTGGCCACAAGGGGCCGCAAGCGGCTGGGCTGGCCTGACGTCACGCACGTGAAGCGCGGAGGCCAGGATCTCTATGGCCAGGCCAAGAGGTGGGTGCCAGCGCGCGAGATCATCGATTGGAGTATCCCCGGGCACAGCATCTTCCTCACCAAGGAGGACACGCGCCGGTACAAGGTGAAGGTCCAGCGGCCGCTGAAGCCCAACACCATGAAGCGCATCGAGGCGGGGATCGAGAAGTACTTCGGCGAGTGGGCGGAGCCCTTCCTGGTGCTCTTGCGTGGAACGCGCGAGGGCCAAGTGGCGAGCTCGCCGATCCGCCTCGACAAGCCGCTGCCGACGCTCACGGCGGGTGGTGGCCACATCGGGCTGATCCGGCCGCTGATGGTGAAGCTGAACAACTGGCCGAGCCAGAAGCAGGCCGGGCCTCTCGCAGACCCGCTTCCGACTCAGACCACCGCGAACCACTTCGGCCTGATGCGGCCGTTCGTGGTGCCGTTCTTCAGCGAGCGCAAGGGGCAGGGCGGGCGCACTCACAGCGTCGACGATCCTGCGCCCAGCGTGACCAGCCACGGCGCCGGCGGGGTCGTGCAGCCCTTCGTGATGGGGATCGGCCAGACCGGACGCAACGGCGCGCGCGTCCGGAGCGCCGAGGACCCGCTGCCGACCTTCGTGACCAAGGCCGAGCAGTGCCTGGTGTCGCCCTTCGTGGTGCAGTGCGCCCACGGGGACGTCAACGGCGACTACCGCAGACGGTCGACGTCGATAGGCGATCCTCTGCAGACCGTGCTGGCCGGCGGCAACAGCTTCGCCGTGTGCGAGCCGTTCATCCTGCCGCAAGGCGGCGGCGGTGTGGCGCGCAGCGTGAGCGATCCGCTGGCCACGATCCTCACCGAAGGGGCCATGGGCATCTGTCGGCCATTCGTGATCAAGTACAACCGCACCGGCGGTGCATGCCCTGTCGAAGCGCCACTGGACACCATCACCACCGACGACCGTTTCGGCCTGGTGCGCCCGCTGGTCGTCGAGGCTGGTGGGCAGCGGTGCCTGATGGACATCCTGTTTCGGATGCTGACGGTTCGCGAGCTGGCGCGGGCGCACAGCTTCCCAGACGACTATCGCTTCTGCGGCAACAAGGGCGAGCAGGTGAAGCTGATCGGCAACAGCGTGCCGGTGCAGATGGCTGAGGCGCTCTGCAGGGCGCTCTTGAGCGCGTGAGGACGTAGTGAAGCAGCATGCCTAGCAACGAAGGCCGCATTGCAACAGATGATGGCGAGTACACCGACGCGACCGCTGCCGGCCGGCTGTACCAGTGGTTTCGCGAGCGTACCGGCACATGGTTCACTGGTCAGCAGATGGACTATGACCACTACTCAGAGCACCGTTGCCGGGCGGCCAGCACCCGTAAGAGCGGCATCAATCAACAGGTGGACCCCAACGTCGAGTGGATCGAGCACGACCGACGTGAGGGGAAGGAGTGGTATCGGCACGTGTTCACCCACGGCCAACCCCCACCTGATTCGGCCACACGCATGGCCCTGATAAAGACCGGCGAGGGCTACCCGGTCAGGGGGAAGGGCGTGGTCGTGCCCAGCTCCCGGAGGGGACGCAAGGCCCGCAAGACCAAGAGCGAGACCAAGCCGGCCCCGCCTGCGACCAAGACGTTACGGGTGGTGTCCGGACAGCCCGGCCTGTTCGGTAGTAGCCATCCTGTCACGCCCTACTGACTTGAGGGACAGCGTGCATTACAGACCAACCGTGCCCGACCGTCAGCGTTCATCCGCTGGCTCGCTGCTCCGCCTGGCTGACTTGAGGAACAACGGCCTTTTCAGACAACACGCGTACAACCCGTCAATCCCGTGCGTTACAGGTCATCCATGGCCAACCGTATCCGATTGTTGTGTGGGTCCTTACCACACCCCGAGAGCCTTGGTCTGCGACGCAGATTGGCGAAAACGCGTGTTTCTTGGATGCAAAAATTGGTTTTCGTGTTCACCCCGCGTGCCATTATGGCATGGTGCTGGGACTGACAAGGCTCGGAGGCGGAGTTGACCAGGCTGCGCAGGAAGGCACGCAGGGCCCCACGTGCGCATCGCGAGAAGGCCGCGCGCCGTCGGCGCAGGCCCAAGCAGCTGAGCTGCCGCAGGAGGCACTCTTGATCTGGCCCTGGGCCGTTGTGGCCCTGGCCATCGACGAGGTCTGGTACCGCCTGCGCCTGGCGGCCAAGAACAGGAGACAGTATGCCCGAGCCTACGATCGCTGACTGGCCCGTGTCGGCCGAGCGCCGAGCCAAGGGACTCTACTGGGAGCGCGCATGGAACCTGGTGTCCGGCTGCACGCCTGTATCGCGTGCCTGCGATCACTGCTGGGCGGCCCGGGAGAGCGCCATGCGCGAGCACAACCCAAACCCGAAGATTTCCGACCGTCACCGCGGCCTGACAGACCACAAGAGCTTCGCCGGAGATATTACCACCACGCCCCGCTTTAACGGACGGATTCGCATCAACGAGGACGCCCTGCAGCTGCCCATGCGCACACGCAAGCCGGCGGTCTGGAGCATCTGGACTGATCTATTTCACCCCGATGTCCCGTTCGAATTCGTGGTCAAGGCCTTCTGCGTGATGGAATACTGCCGGCAGCACACCTTCCTGGTGTGCACCAAGCGCCCGGAGCGCATGCTGGAGTTCGCACACGAGGTCGAGATTGGCATGCCCTACATGGACGGCAAGGACGACCCCACCGGACGTGACGGCGGATGGGACTCCTGGCCCCTGCAGAACGTGATCCCCGGCACCACGATCGAGGACCATCGCACCAGCGCCCGCTGCGCGTACCTGGTGCAGGTCCCGGCTTACCGCCGGTTTCTGAGCATGGAGCCGCTGCTGGGCGACGTGCGCCTGAACCTGGGTATCTACTCGTTGGGCGACGGCCAGTGGACCGGCACGCGCATCACCGGAGGCAACATCCACTGGATAACCGCCGGCGGAGAGAGCGGTCCTAATGCTCGCGCGTTACACCCTGCCTGGATCCGCCTCGTGCGTGACCAGGCCGATGCAGCCGGAATCCCGTTCCACTTCAAGCAGTGGGGCGAGTGGTTGCCATGGGGCCAGTTCGGAAACCGCGTTCTCGAGTGTGATCACCAGAAGACGGTGCAGGATCCGTACCTGGGAGACTTTCGCACCTTCCGCGTCGGCAAGAAGAAAGCCGGCCGCCTGCTAGACGGAGTACTCCACGACGAGTTCCCCGCACCCGTGGAGGCCCGCTGATGACCAAGCCCCGCCGCGCAGGTGTCCAGGGCTCCGGGTGGTTCGCCGCGCCCAACTGGTTGTATGAGATCCCCGAGCTTTCGAAGCACAACCAGCGCGACGTCCTGGGCCACCTGATGCGCCGTGCCGGCAACGACGGGAGCTGCTTCCCGAGCGTGAAAACCATGGCACGCTGCCTGGGGTTGAGCCCCCGCACGGTGCAGCGAGCTCTGAGGGTGTTGGAGGAGGGTGGACTGGTGCTGGTGACCGATCGGGAGGACTCATTCGGGCGGGTCATAGGGCGCTTGTATACGCCGGTTAAGCATGACCCCCGCGATCGCGAAACACCCCCGGGGGGGGTGACTGAGAGTCAGGGGGGGGGTGACTCTGTGACACCCCCCCCGGTGACTGAGAGTCACCCCCCCGGTGACTCAGAGTCACCCGAAGGTTACCCAATTAAGGGTACCCAGGGTGAAGTAGACCCATTGAAGGACGATGGTCGCCTATTGGGTGTGGGGGGGGTTGTAGGGGGGGGCGCTGCCAGGTCATTCCGGCCCGAGCACGATCTGGAGGCCTGGGCCATCTGGCGCCCCCGCCTGGCCGCCGCGGGCGTGAGCCCAGCCAAGGCCGCCGAGGAGATCGGCCGCGGCATCGAGCCCGAGCTGGTGCTGGCGTGGGTACTGAAGGCTGCCGCTGCCGGTCCCCGTAACCCCGAGGCCTGGCTGACCGCCTGCGTGCGCCGTGGGCACTGGCCCCGCGAGGAGTGGTACCACAAGCAGGCCCGCACGCTGCTGGCCCCCTGGCGAGAGGCGCGGATTCCGGGCCTGACCTTCGCCGAGATTCTGAAGAGCCCGCCACCCGAGAAGCCCCTCGGCGAGCGCAAGAACGAGGTCCGCGCCGCCCTGCTCGGCGAAGACTGGAAGGAGCGAAGAGCATGAGCAGCACGACTCACGAAACCAACGAGCTGGCGGTGCTGTTGGGCATCGAGAAACGCCTGGGCCAGATCTCCGAAGCGCTCGGGAAGCTGCTCGCCCGGCAGGCAGGGCTGCACTACCACCTTCAGCCCGGGCACGAGGTGCTGCAGGTCGCCGGGAGCGTCAAGATCACCTGGTCCGATCCGGACAGCTTCGCGGCGATAGACCAGCCCGAGCCGCCTGAGCGGGTGGGCTTGATGGCTGTCGGCAGGGACGGCCGCCAGCGCCGATCCCAACCAGTGGTCTCCGGCCATGGGTTTGTGATCGAACCGGGCGATGTGGCCGTGACCTGGTACCCGTGGGGGTCGGAGCTGGATCCCTCCGCCACCGGCGACGACCAGCGCCCCGCGCAGGACGCCGGCAATCTTCCTGGGGGTGCCGCAGATGACTGACGCCATCGCCCGCTTCAACCGCCGCTACCCGCGCATGGCGGCCATCTGGCCGCGGTTCCGGGGGCCCGAGCGCAGTTGGATCGACGTGGTGCGCCTGGGCGCGGCGTCGGCGATTCTCTGTGCCCGCATGGACGCCTGGTACCGCGGGCGCTTCGGCAAGCGGCCGGTCGAGACCGAGGAGGACTACCAGCGATACCTGGTCGCTCGCGAGCGCGAGCAGGGGAAGCTATTCGCATGAGCGCAGCCCGTCGACGTAAAAAGGCCATGAAGCAAGGGGTCCTCCGGCCAATCAAAACCTGGTGCCGGCGTCGGGGCGTGCCTTGCCGCCGACGGCTGCAGCCTTTGCCTCTCAAATGGTCGTCAGCGGCTGCAGACTGGGATCTGCAGTTGCGGAGGGAGGTCGAGGATCTGCAACGAAGGCGAAGAGTTGGAGAGCAAGTGTTTGCCGCATTCATAGAGTGCAGCAGCCAACGAGTTATTTCGAAGTTGACTGCCCGCATTGGGGAGTGAACCGGTGTTTTCCTGGATCCGCCGTTTGTTGCGACGACCTGTCCATCGCCACGAGTGGGAAACCACGCACGTCAACGGTTTCATGATGCCCACACGGCAGGAGTGCACTATCTGCGGGGTGTCGCGCCACATCGAGGCCGTGCCCGTGATGTACAGGGGCAATCGTCTGCTGAACTTCTGGTGGGTGTATAGCAACGGGCAGTCCTGTCCAGACACCCGTGCCCACCGCCACCTGCCTGATGACCACTTCCAGCGTCAGGAGGAACTATTCGCATGAGCTCGAAGATGTCCTGCGCCTACTGCCACATGAACGCGGTTTGGCACGAGGACGTCGACGCCTCGGAGTGGGCGCTCTGTCTGCAGGATGTGCTACGGCGCGAGACGCTGGACGACCTCCGCGGCGCGCAGATGCCCGGCACCAGCTGGTGCCCCTACTGGGAGGGCTTTGTGCTCGAAAGGAAGCCCACGTCATGAGCTTCTGCCCCACTAACGACGGCCCCCGGCCCCGTGGGCGCCCGCCGAAGCGCAAGCCGGCCGACTTCACGAAGCTGCCTCTGCCCGAGCGCCGGAGTCCGGACCCCGCCGAGGAGCGCGCGACGCGCGAGTGGCAGTCGCTGCGCGAGTTCGCCGGCCGTTTTGTGGATCCCGACGACCCCCAGCAGCTGATGGCCCTGGTCTGGCCGGTCGCCGTCAAGCTGGGCAAGCAGCGCGATCGCGAGGCCGAGGAGGTCCTGGCGCACTTCTGGAAGCGGCTGGAGTGGGCGGCCGAGAGCGAGAGCCTGGTGCGCCTGCGCGAGACGATTCTGCGCGCCTTGAAGCAGCTGCGCGTGGGCTTCCCATCACCGGCCGAGCGCGAGCGCCGCGCCCGCCGCGCGGCCCGCAAGCGGAGGCGCGGGTAGATGGCCAAGCGCAAGAAACCGCCGGCGAAGCAGAGCAGCCCATCCAAAGCCAAGCGCAAGTCGCCCAAGAAGAAGGCCCCCGGCAGAAAGGGGACGGCTTCTGCGAAGGGTGCGAAGGGGTCTGCCAGGAAAAAGCGTCCACCGCAGCGCTCGCCGCTGGAGGTTGCCCAGGTTCAGCGGCACCTGAAGCTGCTCGAGAAGGTCCAGCGCGGCAGGGGCCTGTCCGCGCGGGAGCTCAAAGAGCTTGAGCAGCTAGAGGCGCTGCGCAATCCTCGGCCGGCCAAAGCCGCTGGCGGCCCCGTAGTGATCCCGAAGAACCAGCGCGAGATCTACGTGACCACCAACGACCAGGTGGCCAGGCCCTTTGGTGTGGACCAGCGCACGGTTCAGAACTGGAAGCGCGACGACGCCTGGCCGACAAGCAAGCGCCCGCCGATGGACTTCGGCGCGGTGGTCGCCTGGCGGCTGCGCGAGGCAGAGGTTGCCGGCGCCGAGCCCAAGGACGACCCCCTGTCGGCCGCCCGCGCGCGCCGCGTCAACGCCTGGGCCGAGCTCGAGGAGCTTAAGCTCGCCCAGGCCCGCAACGAGGTCATCGGCCTGGAGGAGGTCCGGGCTACCTTCAGGTGGCTTTTCGGGCGGCTGCGCCAGATGGCCGGCACGCTGGCCCGGGCCGACGCCGAATTCGGCAAGGAGTTCAACCTCGAGCTGATCAAGATCCGCGAGGACTTCGAGAAGGAGTACGGCCGCCCCGAATCGCCGGCGACGGAGGCCTCGACGTGATCATGCACGCCGCGCCCCACCGCGCCCTGGTCAACGAGGCGCTGGCCGCCGCCGAGGTCCGGGTGCACCGCACTATCAGGCGCTGGGCCGAAGACGAGATCTACCTGCCCGACGGCCCGCGCGAGGGCCAGCGCTTCAGCTCGGCCTTTTCTCCGTTCACGGGCCTGGTCCTGGACGCCTTCGACGATCCGCGCTGGCGGTACTTCATCCTCACCGGCAGCGCCCAGAACTCCAAGAGCTTGATCGGCTTCAGCATCCCCACGCTGTACCACCTGTTCGAGATCGGCGAGAACGTCATCTGCCTGGTGCCCGACGACGACTTTGCCTACTCGCTGTGGGCCGAGAAGCTTCGCCCGATCATCGAGCGGACCAGCTACCGGGAGCTGATCCCCACCAAAGGCCGCGGCAGCCGGGGCGGGAAGTTCACGTTCCTGCGGTTCGGCAACGGCGCGGTACTGAGGTTCATCAGCGCGGTCAGCGCCAGTCGCCAGCGCGGCAGCAGGGGCATCGGCCACACGGCACGCGTGGGCGTCTGCGAGGAGCTGGACATCGTCGCCAGGAAGACTTCGGAGTCCAAGTCCAAGGAGCCGGGCCCATGGAAGCAGCTGCAGGCCCGCACCAAGTCCTACGAGGAGCGCGCCCGAATTTACGCCGGCAGCGTGATCCACGGCCCCAAGGACGCCGCCTGGGAGGAGATCCAGAAGGGCAGCGGCGCGCTGATCATGATCAGGTGCCCGCACTGCGGCGTGCACGTATTCCCCGAGCGCGAGCATCTTCAGAAGATCGCGCTGGCCCAGGACAGCGAGGAGGACGCCCGCCGCCTGGGCGGCTACACCTGCCAGGCGTGCGGCTGCGTCTGGACCGAAAACGACCGCGCGGCCGCGATCCACGACCCGCGCCTGGTGCACCGCGGGCAGGAGGTCGAGGACGGCCTGGTGGTAGGCCCGGCGCCCAGGGTCAAGACCTTCTCGGTGCGGTGGAACGACATGCACCGCTGGAGCAACCCGCGGGCGGAGCACAACGAGACGGTGCTCGCGAACATCAGCGCCCAGGAATGGCTGGCCGAGGAGTCACAGGGCGACGAGGACGAGCAGGCCCTCTGTCAGCACGTCTGGGCGGTGCCCTGGGTACCAAGCGAGTCCGAGAGCGACGACCTGTCCGATCGCAACGTGCGCGAGAAGGTGCGCGTGCTGATACCCAACAACCGGGACTCCGAGAAGGGCCGGGTGCCGGCCGACGCGAAGTACATCACGGTCTACGGCGACGTGCACAAGCGCGGGCTCTACTGGGTGGCCCGTGCCTGGTGGCCGGACGCGCGCTGCCACACCTTCGACTACGGCTACCACGAGTTCCACGGCGGCAAGCAGAGCGAAAACAAGTCCATCATGGCCGGTCTGCTCGACTGGCAGGAGGACGTCCTGTCGAGGGGCTGGCGCGACACCGACGACCGCCTGCGCAGCATAGACGCCGCCGGCGCCGACGCGCACTGGAAGCCCGACGCGGTGTTCGCCTGGGTGCGCACCGCCAACGGCGACAAGCCCAAGGGCCTCTATCACGCGGGCGAGGGGTTCGGCAGCGGGCACATGATGCGGGCCTACAAGCAGCCCAAGCCCGGCAAGACCGTGATCCCCGGGCAGCACTCGCACCGGGTGTACGTTTCCGATCGGCGCGCGTGGCGTCTGGACTTCGATGCCGACTACTGGAAGCGCTTCGAGCACGAGCTGTGGCTGACGCCGGCAGGCAACCCCGGATCGGTCACGCTGTTCCAGCCCCGCAACCTGAAGCGCGGGCACTTCAGCTACAGCAAGCACATCGTGGCCGAGCGCTGGGTCTGGGAGTGGGACGCCAAGAAGGGCCGCACCGGGCACTTCGAGCGCGAGGGTTCGAACAACCACTACCTGGACGCCAGTACCGGCACCTGCGTGCTGGCCAGCTGGCTGGGTGTCCAGGTGGTGTCCGATAGCGACGCGCAGAAGAAGGTGGTCGCATCCTACCCCGAGCGCGGCGAGCGACACGAGCGCCTCGCCGGCAGATGGAGGATCGGCCGGTGATCATGCGCTTGTTGCCATGTATGGCGCCCAGGTATGGCGCCCAGCAAGAAGAAGGAGCGGCAATGACCTGCATAGTCGGACTCGAACACCAGGGCAGCGTCTGGATGGGTGCTGATAGCCTGTCGAGCAACAGCGTCCTGACGTGGACCAAGCATCGCACCGACGCGAAGATCTTCCGGGTCGGCGATATGCTCCTGGGCTTTTGCGGTTCGCCGCGCGTGGCCCAGGCTATCCGCTACGGGTTCAAGCCGCCTGCGCACCCGAAGCGGGAGACGACACCCCGCTACCTGGTCAACAGGTTTGTGCCTGCGTTGCGCAAATTCCTGATGGCCGCCGGCACCGCCAATGAAGACAAGAAACAGGAGTCGATCGCAGGCAGCTCCAGCTTCCTGCTCGCTTATCGGGGCCGTTTGTTCGCTGTCTGGGATAACTACCAGGTCGACCGCTACGCTCACGGCTACGCCGCCACCGGTTCAGGGTACCAGCTGGCCATGGGCGCGATGCACGTCATGCGCGGCTGCGACTACTGGCACCCGGGCAACATCATACGCAAGGCGCTGGCCGCCGCCGCGGAACACGATCCGGGCGTCGGGCGCCCGTTCATTGTCCGTCACATGAAGGGATAGACCAATGGCCAGAAAAAAGACCACCAAAAACGGGGAAAACCGCAAGCCGGCGAAGAAGTCGCCGCCGCTGGCTGCCGGCCGGCACCAGGACCCCCCGGTGCGCACACAGGAGCCGGCGCTTACGACCCGCGAGGATCCTGCGCCGGCGCCGGCGGCCAGAAAGAAGAAGCACGAAGCGTCCAGCCCCGCGGAGGAGCTGGAGGAACTGCGCGCGGCCGAGCGGGCGACACGGGCCAGCATCACGGACTTCGCCGGCAGGGCCGGCCAGGCCGAGGGCGAGCTGCTGGCGATCCGGGGGCGCATCGCCGAGCTCGAGAAGGTCGTGCTGCCCTCGGAGCCCGGCTGGCACTTCTGGCCCGATGGCGAAGCGCTGCCGGAGCACTACGTCAAGATGCGCCGCGACCCCCAGCCCTGCCGCAACCCGGAGTGCCGCCGGCGCTACACCCGCGACGGCGGCCAGGCGGTGGTCTGCCTGCAGTCGGGCGGCGCCACGGCCAGCTTCCGCTGCATGGTCTGCCGGCACAGCTTCACCCTGCCGGTCAAGGTGCTGAAGCCGTGAGTGCCCGCAGGATCCGCCAGCGCGAGGACGGTAAATACGAGTCCGTGCCCGACGTCGCCGGGGCCGGGCCGCTTACCCCCGACGACATCGGCGAGCTCGAGCACATCGAGATGGCCCTGCCGGCCGGGCCCTGGGCGGTGGCGCTCGAGCCGCACATCGCCGTCGATCGAAACGGCGACCCGGTGTTCCGCATGGAGACCTCCCGATCGCGCAAGGACTGCCCCGAGCTGGTCTGCCTGCGGAACCTGCTGCCGCGGATACTGGCGACGTTGCAGGAAGACAGAGCATGAGCGAACCCACGATCGATGAGAGGAGAGCGATGATGAGTGAAGAAGTGAGTCAACCAGGAGTCAACGAAAAGGCAGTAAGGTGCGAGCCTCGGATGTTGCTGGCCGAGCCGGCCGGGGCGCAGTCCGAAGACGCTCTTAACTTCTTGCGCCGACAACTGCGTCAGGGCGCCAGCATCCGGGCCACCGATCCAGACAACTTTTGCCTGACCCGCGAACAGATCGTCGGCCTGGAATTAAGCTACTGCCGGCCGGCAGCCAGCGGCGGCCCAAGCAAGAAGGTGGAGATCAACGAAGAGGCGGCCAACTGCGAGCTGCTGATGGCGCAGGCCGAGCTGGCCAGGGCGCAGGCCGAGCTGGCCAGGGCGCAGGCCGAGCTGGACAGGGAGCAGGCCGAGCTGGTTAAAGCACGGGCGCGAGAGACCAACGCCAGGACCGACAAGGCCGACATCCCCTCATGAAATGGCTTTGCGATCGATGGGGGGTGCTGGCGTGGAAAACTCCGCTGGTGCGTTTCCGGCGGGTGAGGATGTGGGGGCACGGTCAATGGTGGGCCGATCGCAACCGCAAGAATGGCGGTGCATAGCCGTAAATTCAACACGGTTGCTGAGGCCGAGAGGGTAATCAAATGGATGAAGCGATTGAGCGGGCGGCGCTGGCAGTTTGTAAAGAACTGGGATGGTGTTACGCTCCGAGAGGCGGACGTGGTCTTACTGTAGCCCGCGCCGCCATCAAGGCGTATCTGGAGCGGATGCCGGAGGTGACATTCCATCACGCCAGTTCCGGGCATAGCCTTGGTGTTGGCGGGCGAATCGAATACGGCACGGCATACTTCCTCGTCAAAAAGCCGGAGCAGGAAGGCGGTGGGTGATGGACGCTGAAACCA